GCTGTTTGATAGATACTTGCTTTAAATTTTTCTGTCCAAATATTTGGGTTTTCTTTTACTAATTGATGAAACAATTTAATCATACTTTCAACATGGTGTGTCTCATCTCTGATAGACCAAGTTACTATCTGACACATACCCTTCATTCTCCCATATCTTTGAAAGTTGAGAAGCATTACAAATGATGCAAACAACTGTAAGCCTTCACCAAATGCAGAGAAACAAGCTATCTCTCTAGCCAGTCCTTCAAGTCCTTTACCTTTAGATGTAAATAGATACTCATGTTTATTAGACATCTCTTTGTACTCTTGAAATGCTTTGTATTCTTTATCAGGTAATCCAATAGTATCATTTAATAAAGAATAACTATGTGCATGGTTTGCTTCACTAGAAGCTATTGCAGATAACATCATTCTTATTTCAGGTGATTTAAACTGTGGAATATATTTATCTAAATAGGCTTGTGCTATATCAACATCTCCTTGTGTAAAGAATTTTAATATTTGTCCTATTAGATTTTTTTCTTCTACTGTTAACCTTTCATTCCAGTCTCGCACATCTTCGTGCAGTGGTACTTCACTCGGTAGCCAGTGCATTTTCTGTTGCATATCGTATGCTTGGAAAGCCCATTCATAATCAAAAGGTTTGTAGTATGCTCTCTTTTTAAATAAACTCATCTTAGTAACTCAATCCCTTCTATTATAATTATTATTAATAACTCTACTGCTAAAATTGTGTGATACACAGTCCATAGCACTGATTGTTTTTGTTTTTTCTTAGTTGCACAAGTGCAATACTTCTTTCGTGGTTTATCAAAACCATCAAAAATACTGTTATCTGTCATGCTTGTAACCTAATCCCTTCTTTCTATCTCCGTATAATTTTTGCCATGACCAAGATGTTAATACTGTAGAGTAATGATAAATAATTTCTAATATATATTTTTTCATTATTCACACGCTAAACAATCGGCTTCTGGTATGATTGTTCTTTCTACTTTTTTTGATACTAACTCTGCACGTTTGATTGCTTCACTTCTACAATAGTACAAAGTTTTAATTTTTCTTTTCCAAGCTAACATGTGTATGTCATGTAACTCTTTAATGTTTACATCAGCAGGTACAAATACATTTACTGATTGACCCTGACATACATACTGTTGTCTGTCTGACGCATGTTCTATTATCCATTGCTGATTAATTTCTATAGATGTTTTAAATGTATCTTTTTCGTAATCAGATAATTCATCTAAATGTAATACTGAACCTCTTTGGGCTACAATAGATTGCCACACTGCATCTGTGTTCATACCTTTTTTCTCTAACAGCTTTTCTAAATATTTATTCTTAACCAGAAAAGAGCCTGACATTGTTTTCTGTACATAAGCGTTAGCTCTGTATGGTTCTATTGATGGTGATGTAGTACCACAAATAATAGAAGATGTAGCATTAGGTGCAATAGCTAGTAGATGTGCATTACGTCTACCTGTACCTTCCATATCAGGTGCTTCACCTCTTTTGATTGCTAGTCTTTCACTTTCTTCAACAGCTTGTACTTTTAGTTTTCTAAATATTTTTAAGTTCATAGCTTTTGCTAAAGCACTTTCAAAAGGTATACCTTTAGATTGTAAGTATGCGTGGAAACCCATAGCTCCTAACCCAATACTTCTTTCACTAGCGGCACTAAACTTTGCTCTAAACACACTCTCTGGTGCATTCTCTATAAAGTAAGACAAAGCGTTATCTAAAAACCTAACTAAATCTGGTACAAATAATGGGTCATGTCTCCACTCTTCATACTTTTCTAAATTAACTGAAGACAAACAACACACTGCTGTTCTATTTTCATTAGTAGGTAATGTTATCTCTGTACATAAATTAGAATGATGTACTCTAAGTCCTAGTTTCTTTTGTGTTTCAGGCAATGCGTCATTGATAGTATCTATAAATGAAACATAAGGCTCACCAGTAGCAACTCTTGTCTCCAACAGTTTTTGCCACAACTCTCTAGCTGATACAGTTCGTATTACTTTTTTTGTATGAGGGTCAATTAAATTCCAACTGTCATCATAGGTAGGTTCAGCAATACACTTTTCTATTAACTGCATAAACTCATCAGATATATTTATTGCATGATGTAAGTTAAGACATTTTCTATGTATGTCTCCACCACTAGGTTTACGCATTTCTAAAAATTCTATTATCTCTGGGTGTGACATATCCATGTATGCCGCATAACTACCACGCCTTGTTTTACCTTGTGAGAATGCAAGTATCTCACTGTCTACTACATGAAGAAAAGGTATTGAACCAGACGATTGTGAACCACCTGATGTACTAACCCCATCACTTCTTACATGTCCCCAGTAACCACCGATACCGCCACCAATAGATGCTAACCAAGCATTCTCTGTGTAGTGTCCTGTTAATCCTTCTCTACTATCTCCAACATAATTTAAGAAACAAGAGATAGGCATACCTCTGTTAGTACCACCATTAGATAAAATAGGTGTTGAGTACATAAACCAAAGTTTACTAGCGTAGTTATAAATTCTGTCTGCCATCTCATCATTATCTGAAAATGCTTTTGCCGCTCTCATAAATCCATCTTGCGGTGATGTTTCTTCTGGTAGTAAATACCTATCTTTTAAAGTTGTCTTACCGAAGTCAGTAAGCAACTCATCTCTTTCGTAATCAATCATTTTAATCTTCGTCTTTAGGGTAATTAATTTTATGCTCTGTGCCTGTCACTTTAGGTGTAGCTTCTTTATCAATAATAAAATCTATGTATTGTTTAGCTTTCTTTAAATCTTGTACGCCCCCTTTAAATCTCCAACGAGAAATGTACTTCACCACATTGCCCTCGCAATACGAAAGGTTATTCTTTGTAATGTAATCTATAGGTTCAATGCCTCCTTGATTGTAGTGCATTGGTTTTTTTATATCGTCCATAGTTTTACCTTCCCTGTTTTCTTATTGTATTCTCCATGTCTTAAAATGTGTGCGACCCTAGCTTGTTGTAGAGCTTCTTTTTGTGTGTAACCTTTTTCTTTGTAGATACCTTTAACTATCTTCCAAATGTCAGGCAGTGTGCAGTTAGTATATTTAAGAAGTAACTTCTCTGCTGTTTTAATACCTACACCTTCAATACCATCATAGCCATCAACCTTGTCACCCATGATTGTCTGTATCATAAAGTTATAATTAGCTATCTTTTCTGGTATCTGTTCTACAGTAGTACCATCTTGTGAAAGATTGCATGGAATTGTACGCATGTCTTTATCAATACTAACTAATATTCTTTCTTCTTCTAACGCAGGTTCAGTTGCCATAATACCCATGACATCATCTGCTTCTAAGTTAGCCCACATCACACCATTATGTTTTTTCATAATGTGTTCACGCATTGCACTTAAAACTATTGGCTTACGCTTTTCTTTTCTGTTTGATTTGTATGTAGGAAGAACATCTTTTCTAAAATTATTCTTATCTGTAAGTGCTACTACATAATCATCTGCTGATAAGCCAGAACCTAAATCATCAATGACTGCATCTAATTGTTGTATGCAACTGTTTTCATCTGCGTGTAATGTCCATAGACCATCACCCCAGTTAATAGGTTGTTCATTGTTAGTTGCTATCTGGTAAGCAAGTATGTCACCATCTATTACTAATACTCTTTTCTTTTTATACATTATTTAACTATCCTCTCCTGCATAGATTTGCTTAAATTTTTTGGTAAAAATATTTCGGCTAAAGGTATTAAGACAAACCTACTACGCCAACCATCACCACCATTTTTAAGTGTACCTATGTATTTTTTTGCTAATCTTTTTATTGTTCTAGTATCAAATATTAATCTGCAATAATCTTTGTCACCCTCTGCTAATATGTGTACCCAATAGTCAGCTTTGGTTGCCATGATACCTGAAGGTTTACCATTGCATTCTACTTCTATTGCAATGTTGCCTGTCTTAAACCACCAGTCTCTTTCAGTCTTAACTTCTATTTTATTTTTATCTTTGTCTAATATAGATGCTAGTCTTTGTTCTCTTTCTTGACCATACTTTAGGTCAATATCGAATTTGTTATTCTTCATTAATGTGTTCCACTCCAATTAGTTGATATTTTATATTCGCCTGTTAGCGGCACTCTTAATTGGAAGTGTTCACCTGCACGTTTAATACATTCTACTGCTATCTTACCAATGTCTTCAGCGTCTTGTTCTTCACACTCAACTTGTATCTCATCATGTACCCATACAACTTGTTGTGCATTCTTAAATTTCTTAATCTCTTTGTTAAATTCTACTAACCATTTTTTAGAAACAATACTTCCTGCCGATTGCAAAAGTGTATTTAAACTTGAATAGCTATTACGAACTTTGATTTGTCTTTTGTCTAAACCATTTAGATAACCACGTTCAGCCGCAGACTGTACACCTTCAATAAGTTTTGCTAATGCAGGTAGGTTATTTAAAAATCTTTTCTTAACTTTACCTGCTTCTTTAAATGGTTTGTTTATTACTTCAGCCACACGTTTTACTGAGCCGCCGTAGAGTAGACAATAGTAGAAACGCTTTGCAAGGTCTCTGCTTTCTAACCCTGCTAATGTTTGTGTCTCTGTGTGTATGTCACCTTCAAGTACAATTTTAGTGTAAGCACCATTGTCAAACTTAGACATAAAATGACATAACATTCTTACTTCAAGACCTGATATATCTATGCCTACTAATCTTTTACCTTCTGGTACTGTAAACAATTCCCTACATTCTTTACCAAAAGGTGCAGACGTACTTGGTACTTGTCCTAAATTAGGAAATGAATGACTTGCTCTTGATGTAACACAAGAGTTTGTATTACAAGTGCCATGAATTTTACCATTACGTTCATGCTTTAACCAAGCCTGTGAACCATTTGCTATCTGTGCAATTCTTTTGTTTAATAAAAAATGTTCACATAATATTTTAGCTTCAGGGTATGGAAGTTTAGATAATATACTGTCATCTAATTTAGCTTTACCATCACTGGTAAATTCTTGTGCGTCCCAACCATACTTATCTTTTAATCTTTGTGCTACATGGTGTCTGCTTGATGGATTAAATATAGTTACACTATCTTTTAATCTCTTACCTGTTTTAGTAGACCATCTTTCAGCTACTATAGGTTCAAACACACCTTGTAATTCTTCAGCTAACTCTGCTTGTCTTGCTTTTAATTTAACAGATAATGTTTCTGCTTTTTCTCTATCAAAAGTAAAACCATGTTGTTCTTGTTTAAATATTAAAGAAGCTACTTCATGTTCTAAATCCATAGCTTCTTGGGAGTAACCTTTTTCTTCTAAAACTTTGTATAATTTGTAAGTAACCTCTGTATCTTGCTTACAATACTCTAACATTTCAGGTGTAAATGTTTGCCAGTCAGTATCTATTTGTTCTTTGTACTCACCTATTCTATTACCCCATGCTTTTAATGAGTGTTTACCTATACAATCTTTTGGAAAATCTTTTTTAGAAAAGTCACTTTCTTTAATGTCTGCATATACTAATCTTGTACCTACTAACGTGTCGAAAATTTTGCCCTTAAATGTAGCGGAATATAATTTCTCTAATACAGGAATATCAAACTTAATAATGTTATGACCAATAATAAGCTCTGCTTCTTCTAATTTTTTTATTGCAGTCTCATTGTCTAATGTAAGTATCTCTCCTGTGTCTATGTCCTTTAATACAATGCAATGTACCTTATCGCATAGATGTAAAAATCCATTTGTTTCTATATCAAAGACGTATCTCAAACTGATACCTTCTTAATCTTTAATACGTTTACTGAAGGCATAGTAGTTACGTTACCTACGTCACCTAATGTGCCATCATCATTAAAATTAACATCACCTGCAATTACATGCACATCTTTGTCTGCTCTTAAAAGCCAACCTGCTGTAATACAGATAGTAACTTTACTGGCTTTAGCTTCTTTCAAGCTAGTCCAAATTGCAGAGCTGTTGATGTCTTTCCAATAGCAATGCACAAAAGGTGCGTCTAATATCTTTTTATTTATTGTTGGTAGTTTCATAATTTACTCTAATTTCCACAGTAACCCTCGCACTCATTTTCCATGCCGTAAAAAAGGTCTTGTTGTTTGTCTTGTTCGTTAAAATTTATTTCATCAATAGGTTTACAACTTCGGTGTAGATAAAGTTGTTCAGTAATTTCTTTTCCTAAATTTTTATCTTTAAATTTTTCTTGATTTCTAATTGCTTTATCTATGGCTACAACTTCAGCCCATTCTTCTTTGTTATTTTTTATTTCTCTCCATTCTGCTGTTGAATGAAACGGACAAAACGTACAAGCAGAACGTGGCGGAGTAGGATATCCTTGTTTATTAATCCAATTTAGACAATCAGTTCTTGATAATTTTTTATCAATTAAAGGATAAACATTTGTTATATATTTAATAGGATTTGTTTTCATTCTAACTACTTCGTCTTTAGAAATTCCCATTAACATCTCAACAGTTGTACCTGCTTTTCTTTTTTCTCCTTTTTGCAATCCAAGTAACTCTCTTACTTTTTGAACTACAGGTTTTATTTTGTATGAACTCGTGCATTGTCTACGAAGCATTCCTTTTTTACCTGTAGTAATATTTTTAGTAAAAAAAGGTGCTGTAAAAGGTTTGTATTTACCTTCTGCCGCATCTAATACGTCTTGTTTTAAATTTCTCCATGTAACTTTATAAATAGGAAATTTAGTAATTTGAGTTTCTAAATAAGCCAACCATGTTTCTACGGATTTAGGTTCTCCTTTTACGTCTGCAAAAATAGCGGCATCAACATTAGGTATTTCACCTCTTTCAATCATTAATGCTAGTGTTGAACTTTGCACTCCTGCACCAAGAGATAATATTCGTAAATGTTTTTTCATAATTAATGTGCTGTTTCTAATAAGACTTCTACTTTCCACGCCGCATCTTCACCTGCTAACGCCATAGACGTAAGAGTGTCTTGCAACATGAATGCTGTCTTAATATTTCCTATTGTTATTGTTTGTGGTTTATGTGTTGATTTGGCTTTTGCCACTGCGTCTGCTACTAACCCAGACCAAAACAAAGCATCTTTCTTTTGCTTTGCCGTAACTCTTTTAATAGTCATCTAATACGTCAGGTGTTGTTTCTGACAGACAACCAGTGTCTAAATCATATAGCAACGTACAGGCTTTGCCTGTCTCTCCTGAAAATCTATTTTTAAGAATTGTTAGATTAGCTAATTTCTTATCTGACTTAATGTCTCTGGAGAGGGACAAAATTAAATCTGATAATTGTCCAATGGAAGCCGACCCCCTAAGACTATTCATAGTAACTTCTTTACCATCTTCAAAACCTTTATCGCCTTCACTTCGTCTAAGGTGACTTACAAGTATTACTCCTATACCTGTTTCTTCTACAAGTGTTCTTAATTTACTTACAAAGTAATCAATTAGTTTTCTTTCATCACTTGTGTGTTCGTCTCCAAGTGCAGACAATGCCATGTGTAAATGGTCTAATACTACAAAGTCTACTTCACATGACTTTGCTAAATATCTTATTTTATTTAAAAGGCTATCGGCGACTGTGTTGCCAAAATGGTTATATAAATAAAAGTTCCCATTACCAATAGTAGATTTAAAAGTTTCCTGTAATTGTGTCTCACTTATTCCTTCTCTTGTTAAATGCAAAGGTTTCTTTAGGTGTACACCCATAATACCTAATGCACTTCGTTTAATGCTTTCTTCTAATGCAATGTAGCCAACACCAAAATCTTGTTTCAATAAATCTAATGCTACATGACGACAGAAAGATGATTTACCTACACCTGTACCTGCTGTAATAGTTGTTAGTTCACCTTTTCTTAATCCATGTGTCTTATCATTAAGAGATTTAAAAGGGTATTGTGCAGTAACATAGTTATCTTCTTTCATTATCTCATCAAAGATTTCTGAACCTAAAACAATACCATCAGGTCTATATGGTTTTGCATTCCACATAGCTTTTTTAAGTTCTTCTGTTTTACCTGCTAACAACATTTCGTTAGCGTCTTTGAGTGGAAGAGAAGCTATCTTGGCTTTGTTGGGAGTTAGAAGTTTTGCACATTCTACTGCCGCTTCAACGCCGTGTACGTCTTGGTCGTACATAAAGATAACATTCTCATAACCCTCCAAGAATTCGAGTGATTTTTGAATATCTTTTTTTGCACCTGCCGCACCTGTTTTGATAGAGACAAAATCAAAATCATTACCAAAGGCTTGACTGATTGATAAACAATCTATCTCACCTTCAGTAACAGTTATGTATTTGCCTTTACCTCTACAAGTTTCTTGTCCAAACAATCCTGCTTCTTTTGGATTGCCTAACCATTGAAAATCTTTGGAAGGGTATCTTAATTTTTGTGCTACTAACTCTTTGCTATCATTATAATAATTAGCAATATGACAAGGACGTGCAAACCATGCACCTACTTGATAGTTATATTTTTGTACTGTGTCTAAATTAATTTTTCTTTTATTGAGAGGCAAGTGTTCGCCTTTAATAAAATTACTTTCTTGTTTTGTAATTGGTGTTAACTCCATTGTTGATTGTCCTTGTGTTGTTGTATTACATGAAAAACAATAAGCATGTCCGTCAGAGTAAACAGAGTTTGCGTCTGAGGAATTGCAGTTGTCACATGATGTGTGATAAAGAAATTCGCTTTCGGTTTGGGTCATTGTAAATCTGTAAATATTTTTGGTGGGTTTAGTTGTGTGTAAACTTGATTAAATTTTTTTAGTAAAATATTCCAGTCAGCTTTGTGTTGTGGGTCTTTGGTATCGTTCCACAGCACAGCTTTTTCATTTAGCTGTCTGCTAATTAAATCTAATTGGTAATGTTTCATTGAAAAGGAGGAGGTAACTTCAGTCTCCCTCCATTACCCCATAAATACGAAACGCCCTTAGTTATTTCTAACTAAGAGCGTCTCAATCAACAATCGCTTGTACATCAAAAGACATACACGATTTGGAGTTAATTGCATTTCTGCAACCCACTACCTCAACTTTGTACTTTACTTTCAACTTTTTTACAAGTTCACGCAACGAAGCGTATTGTTTAATTGTAAAGTTTGTGTCGAGACTTTGACCATCAGCAGATAAGCCTCCTACAAGACCTATTGCGATAGAATTTTGATTAGTAATTAAAGGTTGATTAATAGGCAATATAGCACCAGACATATCCTCTGGTCTTCCTTCTTCTATTGTACCATCTCTTTTAATTATAAAGTGAAACGCATTATGAAAGAAACCTTCTTTCCTATGCAACAAAGTTATATCCTTTGCATTTAAGTCTTCACTAGATTTTGTTTTAGTTGAATGAACAACAATAAAATCTGTTCTTACTCTGTAATTATTATTCATTTAACCACTCCAATGGAATATGTTTGTCAGCATATTTAAAACCATACTTGTCACACCACATTGCGTAAGTTGTTGAAGATTTTTTTGATATTCTGCTTCGTGAATTACTAAAGACAAATCTAATGTCTTTATCTGGGTGTTGTTCTTTGACAAGACGCATTTTTTGTCTGTCTGCTGATGTAAATAATCCTTTTGTTTCTATAAAAATGTTTTGTTCTTTTAGGTAAAAGTCTGGGGTATAACTATGAGCTTTCTGAGGTTTAACATACGTTAATTTAACCTTCTCATATTCATACTTTACACTATTAGCGTCTAACTCTTGTGAGATAGCTATTTCTAGCCCAGACCTAAAACCATATTTAAGTCCTACTTGATTAGAAGTCAGTATTGCTCGGTTGTACTTCATTCTCAAATGTTTTGTCTACGTCTACTTCAGGTGCAACATAACCATCTTTAATTTCTTCAAAGCCATGCCCTTTTGCTCCTGCACCTGCTCCGCCTTCAACTAATTTAGTTATCTGCACTGCCTTTAATCTCAAACTCACACCTGCTCCTGCCATTGCAGTGTAGTAAGGTATCATGTCAGCAGAAACTTTCATTTCTGAGCCTGACCATACTTGCTCTTTCATAGGTGTGCCTTTGCTATCAAAAATTGGTATCTTGATGTCTATTACGTCACCAGACTTCATCATAATTTTTGCTTTAGCTTTGAATTTAAAGATTATGTTTCCAGTTGGTTTACCTTCTTCAACATATTCTTCTTCAAAAGGCATGTTTGCTGTTTTGGGTTCTTTACCTTTAGATTTTTCTTTTGCTATTTCTAAAGATTTTTTCATCTCATCTTTAATACCTTTGATAAGATGTTGTGCGTCTGACCCTTTAAGAATTAAGTTGGTCTTAAAGTGACCACCATTTTCTTTATCAAATTTAGTGTCAGGCGTATTTAACCAACAATATTGTGATACACCTACAGGTGTTACTAATTTGTTGTATACTTGTTTACTCATATTTATCCTTTTATTGTTATTGTTCTCAGTGTTTTCTCCTAGACTGTTGATTGTCTAATAGTGCAGGTTTAATATTCCGCTCTCGTAACCATTCCGCTAGTGCATAGGATTAGGCAAAGAAATACTTACATTCGTGTAGTAAGCTCAAATCTAAGTCCCCATCTGTAGGTCTAGCAGGAAACCTAGCTGTCGCCTGTTCTTTCTTGTCATCTGGTATTAGTTGTAAAGCGTCCTTTTTAAACTCAGTAAGTAAATCTTGGGAGAATATACCTACAAAGGCTTCTCTTATACTTTCATTAAGTTTATCAACATCACAGGCATGGGTTGCAAAACTATCATGTACATTACAAAAGTTTTTTATACCTTTTTCATTTGCTATGTTTACAGTTCTAATCATACAAGCACTATCTAAGCTATGCACATAGTTTGCCGCCGCCGCATTACGTTGTTTCATTTTATCAGTTTCATTAGTAGCCTCTCTTATTTGTGGCTGTATAACTTGACCCATTAAATGTGCGTCTACCCTTCTACTTTTCATTTCAGGATAGTATTGATAGACAGGAAAGCCAACTGGAGTATACCAATGTAATGGCACACTTTCTTTAGATACTACTTTGGCAATACCTTGTAAGAAATTCATTCCTTCTTTTGCAGATTTTAAGTTCTCCCCAATACTTTTCCAAATAATTTTAGACAAGTAAGTTGCAGGTTTAAACATATCATTAAAAGGGTGAGCTTCTCCTTTGTCTTTTCTTTTAGTTATATCTTCAACTACAAAGTCCGTACAAGCATATCTGGTACTTCCATAGGTAAGTGTCATTACAGGTCTTTTACATGTAGAACGCTTTACTCCATAGTCTAACCATTTATTAGCTAACTCGTCTCCTTTATCTGATAGTTCTTTTGTATTGATAATTACTTCATCTTTAACCAATCCATAAATATCTTGTGGTACATCACTAGGTACACAGTTTACTAATTTACCTGATACTTTATCTTTTAGTAATAAAGAATAGATTTGTAAGCCATTACAAGAACCATCAACATTGACAGGTATGTATGAGACAAACCCATCACCTTGTTTTGTGTATCTATTCCATTCATCACAAAATGCTAAGAATTGAAAAGCATTGTCTGCGTCTTCCCATTGTCTATTTCCAATAGGGTCTTCAGCACAATCTATAATCCAATCAGCATTGTCATAAGTCCATTTTTCTCTATCCTCAAATGATACTTTATCATTACCCCACATATTAGACCCATGTACAGCTAACCAAAAGACACCTCTATTCTCTTTAGTAATAGCTTTGCCTTGACTAAAATTAAGCAATGCTTTTGCACCATTGATAGACTGATAGTTAAGAAACGCAGGGACACAATACGCTCTACCTCTAAAGTCTAATTGTAGTGGAAAATACAATGTAGCATAATCTTTAAATTGCTCTGCTAAATTTATAATTTTAGCATATAGCATTCTTTTAGAGGTCATTCGGTTGTTCTCTGTGTGGACTATGACGCTTTCTTTTTTATACTTTTTAAGAGCCTCTGGGTTAGTGTTTATATCGTGTGGTTTAGTAGGTGTAGGTTGGTTTTCTATAGGTGGCATACCTCCAATAGAAAGAGATTTGTCCCAAGCATTTTGCATAACTTTAAGAATAAAAGGATTTATCTTATAAGCTGTACTTTGCATAAGATTGACTGCTTTAGTCACTTCAGGCATAGCACAGTTCTCAATTTCTTTATTAAACTTCTTACCTTTTTGTTTAACCAAATCGAGTTCAGGCATTTCCTCTGTCCAGTAGCCATGACCTGATACTTTGCCGTCTATGACGCTCTTAGGAGGCATTACCATAGGTAAATACTCTGGGTTTAGTAGTTCATTAAAAGCATTTCTATTATTTATCCATTTTTTAGTGCTTTCAGTTTGTCTAATAACTTTGTAAGTTTTGTGCTTTATCTGGTCAGTACCTATTTCAATCATGCGTGTGCTATCTACCAACAAATCAATTAAAGCTATACCTACATGTAATTTGTCGCTAGTTGACCATTGTTCCCAAGCCATGACATTATCACGTTTAGCACTCTCTCTTAATTTTCTTCTCTTGTAAGCATAATTCCAAGACCTTTTATCTAAATCTTTTTTTGTTGTTTCGTACAATGCAGGATTTAAACTTTTAAAATTTTTAAGACTAATCTCAGTTTCAATACGACCACCTAAAGTTATAGCTGTTGCAGTAAGATTTTGAGTTTGCGTAATACTATTAATAACATGTTTAGCTGTTATCAATGCTGTAATCTTTGTATCTTCTATAAGGGAAATATATTTGACAGCGATAGGAGTTTTCTTGCTGACATTGGATATGGAGTAATCAAGCCATTCAGAAATAGCTTTTGACAAGTCACCGATAGCATTTGCTACAATAACTTTTCCGTAAGATGTGACGCTTTCCTCTTCACGTTCTATATGAGAGAGCCTCCTCTTATTTGTTCTAATTTTTCCACGTTTGGCACTTTCTTTTTCCATTTGTACTTGGTCTTGGTACGTTGGCATTATTTCTAATATTCTCATGTATTCTCCTGTTTGTTGATTAATGCAACTGCGGAATGACCTACAAATTAGGTTCACTCCTTTGCTATTTTAATTATGTTGTGATAGAGAATAGTCGTTGAGTTTACTTGTAAAAACAAACTGTTGGCAACGTGGCGGAATGGTTACGCAGAGGATTGCAAATCCTATTGCACCTATGCACACCTGAATACGCCATTATTACTAACATTGTCATTACTAACTTTCCAACTATCCTCATATCACCACTTATTCTTATGCGGATTTATTAATTCCGTTAAGAACATTTACTGCACCCATTAAATTATTAGGTATTAAATGGGAGTATCGTTTTATCATCTTCCATGACTTGTGACCTAACATTTGACCTATCATGTGTAATTCAACTTTACCTGATTGAGCCAAACGTGTTGCACAAGTGTGTCGTAAGCAATGAATGACAAACTCTTTGTCGTCTTCAAGGTTCATTGCTTTTCTTAAACGTCTCCAAGTATTCTCACAAGTCCAATACTTTAGATGTGAAAACACAAGGTCGTTTCTTTCCGCTTTTATTAACAATTTAAGAACAATAGACTTAGCACGTTCTGTTAGTGGAATACCTCTAGGTTCACCATTCTTGGTTACACTAGCAGGTAAGTTAACAACATAGTTTCCATTGTTGTTATGCACCATTAACTTCTTAATAGATAACGCCTCGCCTAGTCTCATACCTGTATCAATTAAGAACAAATAAAATTCCAAATAGTCAACCATATTCCACTCGGTTAACAATCTGATAATTTCTTGCTCTTCCATTGGTTCAAGGTATCGTTCTCTACCATTGTCTTCTTTTTGCCATTCAATATGAGGCACTCTATCAAGATGATAAATAGACTGTCTCTGATTAGCAAATCTTAACATCTTACTGATTGATGAAAGATAACGATTGATAGTTGCAGGAGCAAAACCTCTGTCCTCCAACGTGTCCACAAGGTTCTCTATGTGGCTATCGTTAACTTCAGTCACAAGCATACCACGTCCAAGCATTTCAATAACTTTCTCGGCTCGTTTAGATTGCAACTTTTCCCAACCTTTAAGTGTTAATTTGCGGTGTATCTCCGTCAGCAACTTTATATTTTGTTGTTGCATTTGTACCGCCTTTCATTGTTATTTGACCCATTCCAAAAGAGTATTGTGTACCCTCTTGCCTTTTGCTGTAAGACGAACAAGTTTTCTCCGTCTTTCCATTGGGTCTTCAAAAGCCTCTAATAGACCTATCCCTGTCTCTTTGTGTCTGTTTATGTCTCCTAGTTTGTACACATTTCTTGACACTGAAGACTGAGCTATGTCTAACTCTTCTCCGATAGTCTGCATAGCAACGCCGTCTTTGTTATTCTTCATTGCTACAAAGAAAAAAACAGCAACCGCATGTGCCTCTATCTGACTATCAAATTTACGCATTTCCTCTATTATTTTTAGTAGATTTAATCCGCTCATTTCCTTCTTTCGTTCTTTCATCACATTAATGGAAATAGTTTCTCCATTAATTTGGTATAGTTAAAATTATGATACATACAACCTATATTTTCCAAAATCTATTATAGTTTCGTATTTATCAGTACGCACTTTAAAATCACTCCGTTTAGTATATTTTTCAATATACACTCTAAAAAGAATAAAGTTCATGTTCATGTTATTCCTTTTGTTAAGAGTTGATGTTCATTTTAGGCGGTGCATTATTAAGATTATCAATCCAACCTTTTTGATTGCCCAACGACATTGATGTACATTTAGTTGTCGCTGAATAATAAAAATCAATATTAACTAAGGGTATTTCTCTAGTTCTCATAGTTTTCCTCCTTTCTTTTTTGCTAATAGTTAAAATCATTCTAAATAAGCTATCCTTTTGCACAATTAATGTACAGCAGGAAATAATGAGTTATTAACATGCAAAATACGCCGTCTAGTCCTTAGAAGGCGTTTCATGGATTAACCAATCATCAGTTTTGCTTTTCTAGTCTTTTATTATACTCTTTAGTCCAATAGTTTATTTGAGCCAAAGCATAGGCAGGAGCATTTTTTATGTACTCTTTTTTTAATTGTTTAGCCTCTGGCGTTTGGTCATAGGCTTTTCTTTTTTCTTTAACATAGGGTCTTTGCCTATATTCTTTCATGTAGTCTTTTTTATCATGCAAATTGCATGTAAATAGTGTCATAGCCATTAGTCCTCCTTTGTTAGAATTCTCAAACACTCATTTATTCTGCTTAAATCTGCATCATAATATTCTCTATTTGATTTATTTTTTGACCACACCTTTTCTTGATTTTCTAAGGCGGTTTTTAATACTTCTATTTGGTCACTATTAAAATTAAATAGTTTTTTTGGATATTCGTGCATAGTGTCTCCTTTAGTTGATTTCTTTTTGTCACTAAAAATAGCGTCCCACCCCTCCTTGTATTTCTTGGAGGGGATATGAACGCCGTCTCGTATTTTGTAAGACTTAAAGCCTGACATTAATACTCGTCATTAAGTGTAACTGTCATTGTTACAGTGCCTCTACCTTGCTGACAGGCAACTTTCATAACGTCATACAGTTCGCCTAGTCCATAGACATCACCATCAAACAAAGTCTTTTTTGTTATCTTTGGCGTTTTATATTTTATATGTTTGCCTTTGTCGTGGTCGTATCTGCCTGTATCAGTTTCAGTAGATATTATTTTTAGATTGTCAAATGTAAGCATAGTGTCTCCGATTGTTGATTGTTGATTAAATAAATACGCCGTCTAGTCCTAAAACCAAACGGCGTACTGTGTTGATTAGTATTTCTTGAAGTATTTTTTTTGAAGATTTGCCAATTTTTGCTCTGCTGACAAAACCTCCATTTCTGCAAATACCTCTGTAAAAATATG